TAATGAACAGAAAAGAATATGAGTTGATTTACGATTCACTCAAGTATTATCATGTACTCATGGACAGAGAACAAAGACAGTTATCTGAACAAATCTTAGAAAACCTATTCCCTAACTCAAATGAAGAAAAATAAACTACCTAAACACCTTGAAGGTACAATGGCAAATCTCAAATTTTGTATCGAACATTGCGGTATGAATGATGAAGAAATTGAAGAAATGCTTAAAGCGATTGACAAGTTAAAACTTGCTAGAGTTCAACATTTTTGTGAAGAGTTCATTTTTATGGTGGAGGGAACAACACCTGACGAAAATATAAAATATCATTGTGATGATTATTTTAATATCGCTGAGTTTAATTCTATGTACTGGGAGCAAAAAAACAACTTCTCATAGTGACGGAAATAATATTGTCACACTAGACGGTTTTATTTTCAGAAAAATATGTAATAATAGATTATAAGCAAATTTCAATCCAACTTTTTTAAATTTCATGGTCACATTAAAAGCAAACTATCAAGAAACACTAAAACCAGAAACTGTAAAAATTATTGATGAATTAGTTGATGATTATCAAAATTATGGATTAGACGAAATTTTAGATTTTGTTGATACCTATGGGGAATCAAATATTAATCACTTTGAAGATTATATTTACTTAGTTAATAATGTTTATGCATACGGTAGAGAGCAAGAAGTTATAGAAGAATATATTGACTGTATTGGCGGTATCAAATATGTCTCATCAATAGATGTTGATTGTTATCTAGGGAATTATGATAGTAAAGAAGATTTTATTGACCAACATGAACTAATTGATGAATCAATCCCGAACTGGTTAGTAATTGATTATGATGCTACATGGGAAGCAAATTTGAGACATGATTATTATTGGTCAGACAATGATGATGTATGGAGGAATCACTAATCTCAATAATATTGTATGAGTCTCACTATCGTACATGATGCCTACGATATTAAGACTCATACAAGATATTTGAGAATCAAAATAGACAATAAAGAAATCGTCCATTTTTGCTCGCACTTTGGAAAAAAATGATTTAATATAGGTATATAATCAATCAATCAATTAATTTATTTTTATATGCTTACTGAATATTTCGTAGAAGTTCCAAACACAAACATTAAAGAGTCTGTTTCATCACTTGATGATTCTTGGGGACTTTGCTACGACCTAGCACAATCATACGGTCATGCTCAGGTTGTATGGTATGCCCTAAACGGAACTAGGGTAGTTGATGGCGAATATACCGATCAGGATTAATTGTAAACTATTGTTTCAATATCCTGATAATATCCACATTTTGCAAAAAAATGTGTCATACTAATACTATAGACATTCATTCATTCTTCATTTTTTTATTATGTACAATATCGAACTAACAAACAGACTAATCAACAGAATCAAAGAAGTTGAGAAATTCAACGATATCGCAGAATTATCCGAGACTTTTCAAGTTTTTTGTGATGAGTTGACTGACTGGGAAGTTAATCATATAGGTGGCGTTGATCTATATTCTGGGCGTAGAGTTACTGACCCCGAAACTGGAAGATCAGACTGGGAACTAAATCAAGAGTTATGCCCAGTTCTATTAGATGAGTTTTTCAGTTCATTCGGATACACTAAAGAAAATCCTAGTCCTTTTTTCTCTTTCGCTTAATCCTTAATCCTTTTATTCTATTCATTCTATTTTTATTATTACTATGAGACAAATTGAAACTAACATGAACATGGCAATTAGATCACTTTTATCAGGTGGTTCTACTAACTGGGCATCATCTAATACTATGGTCAGCAAAAACGAGAATAATGGCAATATCTCAGTATTTTTACATGGTAACCTTATTGCTACCTTAAATAATGACTTCGTAGCAATTTATGATGGCGGTTGGCAATCTAATACAACTAAATCTAGGTTAAATGCATTACTTAGTGAGTTTAGACCGCATACAAGAGTTTTTCAAAAGAATTACGAGTGGTTTATATCTTATGCAGGTAGAACTTTCGATTTTGTGAGTGGTAGTCTGGTTTAAGACTACCCTTTTCTTATACTTAGTCCTTTATTAATTAACAATCAATGCCCAGAAAAACATCACTAACTATTGACAAACTAAGCAAAGATATCAATTTCTTTAGTGGATATGTTGCCGAATGTGATATATTATTATCAACAAATTACTACGGTAAAGAAGATTTTATATTAAAACTTATTGCCGAAACATATACACAAGATGATCTAATTGTATCTTATAAAGTATTAGATAGTGGGGACTGTTTACTGTTTATAAATGGTTACGGAACTAAACAAATAAGGTCACTAATTAATATTATTGATGAAGATTCTAATGTAATTGATATACAATTAAATAGTATTAATGAGTGTTAATTATATAATAGTAAGTTCAATCGCCCGCCCTAAAAGTTAATGGAATTCCAGGATTTTTCAGTTGGATTAACAATTAAACATAACAATATGGTGGGAATAATACAATTTATAAGTGATACTTACATTACCTTTTGTGTTAGTGAGAAACCAGTAATATGCAATAATAGTAAATACAAAACTACTAAATGTTGTGTGTTAATATTTCCTAATGAGTGGAAAGATTGCGTACTAATTAACACAAATACCGCATAATGTGTAAATCGCAGTTATACAAATAGTTCTCACACTTTTGACACTAAGTAACATTTAAGAGCATTACAGTTAATATAAACAATTAACACACAATTACGCAAATTAATTAAATATCAAAATAAACATATATGTGTGTTTTATAACAATAACTGTATGTTCCTTAAATATAAACAATTAGCAGTAAATGTGAGATCTTATTGTTAACTAAGCGAGTGTATCATAAGAAAAAAATAATGTCAACTCACAGATACACAAAATTACACATAGTCCAGTAAATTGTCAGCATTATGTAACAATTAAGACTCACACAGTTGTTGTTAATTTGTGAGAATTATGTTATAATACTAATAGTTAATTAAGAACTATGATTTAACAGACTAATTAATAACAACTCACAGTAACTTGGCAGTCTTAAGTAATAAGAATGTGATGCAGAATTGCACTCACTATTATACAATTAAGGACAGTGTTTTTTGTTCTTAAATATTTTTTGTGGTTTTATAATGGGGGTTTTAATGCTAAGGAACCTTTCTAAGCTATAAACGACCCAATTCGACCTTTCGTTATCAGTCTGAAAAAAAAATTTCTGATATATAAAAACATTAGGTCAGTCCACATATTAGTGAAAAAATTTTCCAAGATTACATTGCCTGTGAGGGTTGACTCAGTTACTGATGAATACATAATCACGATACCTGAGTCTTTTGTACAACAGTTAGATCTGTACGAGGATCAGGAACTTACACTCGAACTATACGAAGAAGGAATCTACATCTCAGAAGCATGAACAAAACATATCACATCTACTTTGAGGATAAGTGTTTGTTTAAGAACCTAGATCAGCATGAATTTGATGTCATCTGGGGGAGAATCTATAGATCTTACCATACAGATAGTATTACATATGAATGTGTTGGTACAGATTGTGACATTGTTGATAGTGGTGTTTTAGCAGATGCTTCGTACTGAAGGTTATACATGGGGTCCTTACCTGTGGCGAACTACAATACCTTGGGATGTAGTTAGTGTAATACTTAAGAGGGCGAACTCTTATCGTGGTGAGCATACTGCTACACCTATGCTACCTTTTAACTTTGATGACCAATGGCATCTACCTAAAGACACACAGGATTGGTTCTGGGGGATCTTTAAACCCCATCTTAAAAAGTATTTGGCAGGTTATAGTCGGCACAATCAATTACCTGCTCCTACCGATGATGATATAAGTAACTGGGCATTCGACCATATATGGGTTAACTACTACAAAGAACATGATATGACAGCACTCCACAATCATGTAGGAGACTTGTCTATTGTGTTGTACCTACAAATACCTACCTATACGGACAAGGTGCTTGGAACTGCTCCTGCACCTGGTTCTATCACATTCTCATGGGGAGACTCTAAGAAGACATTTGAACCAAAGGAAGGAGAGTTGTTTATATTCCCATCAGGTTTACATCATATGGTGATGCCACATAAGACTAAGGGTGCAGAAAGAGTATCCTTATCAGCAAACCTCTACTACAACGCACCTTTTCATGGATAGTTTACATACATGGGGTCCTCCTATATGGCAAACCTCTCTTGATTATAGTATTATAGATGGTTTATTAGAGCGAGGCGACGCAATTCGTAACCATGAACAGTTCAATGCTGAGATAGACTTAGCAATGAATACACATGATGAATGGAATTACCCACCAGAGGTTGTGCAATGGTTCTCTGAGGCGATTAAGACTAAGGTAGTTGATTATATGCAGATATGGGCAAAGCATCTAGGATGGACATATAACAAGTGGTTATCAGACTGGCAGATTGATAGTCTATGGATCAACTATATGCAGAAGTATGACTGTAACCCATTACATGATCATAAGGGAAATGTAAGTTTTATTGTTTATCTAAACGATGTACCTGACCTTAAGACAGAGAAACAAAGAATGAATATGACTAATAATGGACCTGTGCCAGGTTCTGTTATGTTCTGTCATAATGATCATAGAAAGTTTTTCTTTCCTAACAAAGGTGAGTTCTTTTTATTCCCTTCTAACACTCTCCATATGGTTGTACCTTATAAGAGCGACCTCACTCGGATATCCGTATCAGGAAATATTATCTTCTAATTGTCATCCTCTATATAATATGTTATAATAATGAAGTGTTACAATCATTATGGCTAAAGGATTTACTGTAAAGGCAAAGTCACCTGCCAAGAAAAAGGCGACTGCAGAATGGGATTACGATAAAGCATGGGAACTATTGAGAGGTAAGTCTCTCGTTTTCTGTATGCCAGGTCGTGGATGTTCATATGTGTTTCTAAAGAACTTCGTTCAAATGGCATTTGACTTAGTTCAACATGGAGTTAGCATACAAATATCACAAGATTATAGTAGTATGGTTAACTTTGCTCGTTGCAAGTGCTTAGGAGCAAATGTTCTCAGAGGACCTGATCAGATACCTTGGGATGGTAAGTTAAAGTATGACTATCAGTTATGGATAGACTCTGATATAGTCTTCAAGACAGAACAGTTACTACAGTTAGTCCTAATGGAGAAAGATATAGCAGCAGGTTGGTATATGACAGAAGATGGTCAAACCACTTCAGTTGCTCACTGGTTAGATGAAGACAACTTCCGTAATAATGGAGGAGTCATGAATCATGAGACTGGTGAAACCATGTCTAAGAGAAAGAAACCATTTACAGTCGATTACACTGGTTTTGGTTGGGTTCTTATTAAGAAGGGTGTATGGGAACATGAAGATATGAAATATCCTTGGTTTGCACCTAAAATGCAAGTCTTTGAGTCAGGTGATGTACAAGATATGTGTGGAGAAGATGTATCATTCTGTTTAGATGCATTAGAAGCAGGGTTTGAGATATGGTGTGATCCTAGAATTAGAGTTGGACATGAGAAAACAAGGATCATATAATGATAGATAGAAAGATTAATAAGAAAACTAGGCAGGGTAACGGTCAGAATACAAAATATTCTGCGTCGTCCCGAAACGCTGCTCGAAAAAAATACCGTGGGCAGGGCAAAAAATAGCGAGCGTTCCTCGATGATTACTGTAAAGTTCACTATTAAACAGGATGGTACTATAACCGACGAGATAGTTGGTGTAGAAACCATCCCTATGAAGGATTGCCTTAAGAAAATACGGAATCATATAGATGAGAGACTAGCAAGAGATGACTCTTTATATGAAGAAATACTAAAAGATGCCGAATGGGACGAGAAAAGAATGGATGTCATAGGTCAAAATGGCAATGATGGACTACATTATGAGGATGAATACTACGGAATAGAGCATACTTCTGAGTGTAGTTAAAAAAAATTAAAAAATAGGGTATAAATAACTCACGAACCCTGTGCCAATTTTGATGGCAGTCAAAAGATCCCACTCTTATAAAGATATTACACTCGATTTTGTACCAAATCCTGTAACAGGAGACTTAGGAGTACTTAAAAACGAGAGAGCAATCATGCGTTCTGTGAGAAATCTTGTTCAAACTAGGATAAAAGAAAGATTTTACAGTGATGTTGGGTCAGAAGTATCAGATCTTCTCTTTGGTTTTTGTGATATTGCAACTGGAGGAGTCATAGCAGACGAAGTTAGGACACTTATAGCAACATTTGAACCAAGAGTAGCAAATGTTTCTGTAACAGCAAAACCTAATCCTGACTTAAATGAGTATGAGATGGAAATTAAGTACCAAATTATAGGACAACCAAGAGGTATACAGGGATTTGCGTTCATTTTAGAGGCAACTAGGTAACAAAATGCCAGTAAGTAAGTTTACAAATCTAGATTTTGATCAAATTAAGGATCAGATTCGTCAATATTTGAGATCAAACAGTAATTTTACTGATTTTGACTTTGAAGGATCGAACATGTCGATCTTAATTGACATTTTGGCATACAATACTTACATTTCAGCATTCAATAGTAACATGGTAGTCAATGAATCCTTCTTGGATTCAGCTACTTTGAGAGAAAATGTTGTTTCTTTGGCAAGAAATATAGGATATGTACCAAGATCTCGTAAATCTGCTCAAGCAGTCATCAATTTTGACTTTAAATTTAACGGAAATAGTAATACAGTAAAATTAAACAAAGGATTAGTCTGTGTTGGAGCATCAAATAACACTTCTTTTACATTTTCTATCCCAGAAGATGTAATTGCAGCATCTCCTGTTGATGAAGGAAGCAATATTTTAGTAAATCCACCAAGAACTGCTAAATTTGAGAACCTCATAGTCTATCAAGGGACTCTTTTAAAGAAAAATTTTGTAGTAAACGGTAGTTTAGACCAAAGATTTATATTAGAGAACTCATTTATTGATACAGAGTCCATTAGAGTGTTTGTGAGGAAGGGTGGAGCTACTGCAGGACTAGAATATTCAAGAATTGACAATATTACAGCACTAGATTCAACATCTAACATCTATTTGATACAAGAAATCAAGGATGAGAAGTATGAATTGCTATTTGGTGATGGATTTTTTGGTACAAAACTAGGAGATGGTGATATTATCGAAATAAGTTACATTATTACTGATGGAAAAGCAGGAAATGATGGTAAATTCTTCTCATATAGTGCAGATGCGGTAGATGATGCGGGTAATCCACTCGCTGCAAGTGCAACACCTGTTATAAACACCATACAAAACGCAAAAGGTGGTGGTGATATAGAAGATATAGACTCTATTAAGTATATTGCACCTAGAGTATACTCATCACAGTACCGAGCAGTCACTACAAAGGATTACGAGGCAATAATACAGAGTGTTTTCCCTGATGCAGAGTCTGTTTCAGTGGTTGGCGGTGAAGAATTAGATCCACCTGAGTTTGGAACTGTTGTACTAAGCATAAAACCAAGAAATGCAACATTTTTATCCGATTTTACCAAAACAAGAATTCTAGATCAGTTAAAGAGTTACGCAATAGCAGGAATTAACCAAAGAATAGTCGATCTTAAGATCCTATACATTGAACTTGATAGTGCAGTCTATTATAACACAAATGTTTACGATGAAACTGATACTTTGAAGGCACAAGTAACTCAATCGTTGACAAATTACGGAAGATCTACTAATTTGAACAGATTTGGAGGAAGATTTAAGTATTCTGACTCTGTAGCAGTCATTGACGATACAAATAAGGCGATTACATCAAATATTACTAAAGTTGTAATGCGTAGAGACTTAAAACCTGTATTTAATTCGTTTGCTCAGTATGAATTATGCTTTGGTAATGAATTTCATGTAAACAAAGATGGTAGAAACATCAAAAGTACAGGATTTACAATTTCTGGTCGATCTGACCTTCTATACTTTACGGATATTCCAAA